AACTCCGGTTTCTGCTTCCACCCGTAAGAAGCGGTTTTTCGCTTCTATGAAGCCCTGAACGGAGAACTCTGATGAGGCAGGCCGTTAACGCCTTGGAACCCAACGATACGAGTCTCAACCTAGAGCTTGATCCGCTTGAACGAATAGTTCTAGACGGTCTGGCTCAACGTCACCAGAGAGTCCTTGGGTTTCCGTTTTTATGGACTACTTCATCAGACTCGGTTCAGGTTCTGAAGAGGATGTTTGGTAACGAGCGCGTCAAGTACCCCTACGGGACTCTGATGCTCAAGACCTGGACTCTCTCTCAGGACAGAGGGTCACTAACAGCTGCTAGCAGACGTGGCAGCATATGCTCTGTTACGACCGACGAGAAGAGGTTCTACCGCATGATGTATCTGCCGGTAGACTACGAAGTCCAGGTAGTTATTTCCTCGAATTCATTTGGGGACATTCTCAGAGCTGCTAACGCTGTCATGTTTGCTGGCACCAATGGCTGGTTCAAGTTCTCCGCAGCCTACGGGGCCAACTCCTTTGAAGTGGCAGTGGTACCTTCTGACAGCCTTTCCATACCCGAAGTTTCCTCTGACTCTGAGGAAGCTAAGGACTACAGATTGGATTTCACTGAGAAAGTGCACGGGTTTATTTCTTATCCGAAACTCCTCGAAGGCCAGGTTATTGATACATTGGAAGAAGTCGTAGACATCTCCCCGTCTGGCGACCTACTCGATGAATCTAACGAACGCGTGTGGCAGCGTACCGTTGGAGAGCGACCAACGTCTCTCATCTTCACGGACCTCCCAGCTAACATGAGGTAAAAACGATGCCTAGTTCTGTATCGAAAGCAATTCTTCTCAATCTTGGGGCGTTCATAGCCGAGAATGGTATTCGCAGGAGCGTCGCTTCTTTTGCGTATAACTTTACTTCGGCTTCCTCCAATGTAGTTAACAACCTGATGACTATGAACGTGGGAGAGGTATACACCTGGAACTCCCCCTCAGCTTCAACGGCTGTGACTCTCATCAGTACAAATTACCCGCTTCAGTTAGACATAACGCTGGCCGATGGATCTGTGTACCGTACGATGGCCCGGAAGGTTCATCTGGTAGACGATGATGTACGGCAAGTGGTTATAGAAAACACTGGAAGCTCCATCGCAAACCTCGCAATCCTTCAGGCTTGACACATGACAACCTATGTTCAGAACCCAACCCCTGCGTCTCGTGAAGTAGCAATCATTGACGAAAAAGGAATCAAGTCGTCCGTGTTCGTTCAGCCTTCGGCCCGAGTTCGTATTCCAGACGGCTTCAAAGTCTGTCCTGACTTCTGCTCTCGCAATCCGAAGATCGTTGTCCTCAAAAAGGAGTAATTCTCAATGGCAGTCTTCACACGCCGCGCTTCCGACGTCCGTATCTCAGAAGTTGACTTGTCTTCTTCTTTGACGAGCGCTTCCCCGTCCACCGCAGCTATCGTTGTGGTGTCCTCTAAGGGCCCAACCCGCCCTACGTTCTTCTCTTCTGCCGACGACTTCCGAGCATCTTTCGGGGATCCCGACGCGAAGGTCTCGTTCGATCACTACTGTGCTCTCGACTACTTCAAGGGCGGTAACTCGCTCTACGCTGTTCGTGCTGTCGGTACTGGCAACAAACACGCTGCTCTAGTGGCAAAGCTCGCAGCCTCCGGAGAAACCAATCTGTTCCAGCTGTCTGGCGGTGTCGACGACCCCACAGATCCCGACTGGTCCCTGGGTATCCTGGCTGGCGAAACAGCCTTGTTCCAGTTCACTCCGAAGAGTGGTCCTGGTTCCTACGGTAACAACCTCGCGGTTGAAATCAGCAGCGAAAACCTCACCGTACCCGACAACATCACTGCCACTACGACGACTCTTGGTGGTAGCCTGTTGTCCGCCACCTACGAGTACATGATCTCCGCGATCGGTCGTTCTGGCGAAACTCTGGCCTCTGCGCCTACCCTGGTCATCATCGGTGCGGCTACAACTACCAACACGATCACGCTGACATGGGACCCAGTTCCCGGTGCTATCGGCTACAAGGTGTACGGTCGTGCCCCAGGCACCCCACTCTTCATCGATCAGGTTGGCGGTGCCACTACCACGTACACCGACTATGGTGTCATCACACCAAGCGCTGGCGTTCTGCCCATCACCAACGTGGCCGATCTCCCTGAACCTTCGACGATCTTCTACGTCAAGGTGTACGATCTGACTACCTCTGGTTCTACACCCGTCGAGACCTTCACGTGTTCTACGATTGAGCAAACCGACGACACCGGTCTTCAGATGGAAGTGACCCAGCGGATCAACCCGTACTCGTCATACATCCGCGTGGAATCCAACCTGCCGAACCTCCTTTCGACTCCTGTCGTTGGTTCGACCGTGCGGACTTCTCTGGCTGGCGGTGCTTCTGGCTCCGCCCCGACTGCGGCTGATCTGAACACTGCCTGGGGTCTGTTCGACGATACCTCCATGTTCCAGATCGACATGCTGATCAACGCGGGTCGTGCATCCGTTTCTGTTCAGTACAAGATGGATTCGGTGGCTCAAACTCGCGGTGACTGTGTTGCCCACCTCGACTCTCCTCAGACCACGAAGTCTGCTCAGGACGTCGTTGACTACCGGAACCTCACGTTGAACATGAACTCCAGCTACTCGATGCTGGTAGGTACCGATGTTCTTGAGACCGATCCGATATCTGGTAAGCTGCTGTACGTGCCTATGTCCGGCATCACAGCCGGTTTGCAAGCCCGAGTCGCTCGCACCACCCAGCCTTGGTTCTCCATCGCTGGCCTCAATCGTGGCATGATCGGAGTTCCTGACCTCCGCCTGAGCTTCCGTGACGGCGACGCTGGTCTGCTGACAAGCAACCAGATTAGCTACGCTCGGAAGTTTGTCGGTAGCGGCATCGCGTTCTGGGAAGCCAACACGCTGTACACGAAAAACTCCGCTCTGATGTTCTTGAACATTCGTGTTCTCTGCAACATCATCAAGCGTGCCGTGTACAACTACTTGTCCTACGGCTTGCAGGAACCAGGCGACGATATCCTGCGTAAGCAGCTGGAGTTCTCCCTGGACGACTACCTGCGTCTTGTGCAAGCTGGTCGGGGCATTCGCTCCTACAAGGTGGTGATCTCTGACGTCAACAACTCAGCTTCCTTGGCGAACTCTGGAACTCTCCGTGTTGCTCTGGTCATTGTTCCAGTGATCGCGGTGCGTGAGATTCAGCTCACCCTGGCCATCAGCAAGCAAGGCTTGGAAGTCTCTGAATCCGAGATCGCCAGCTGGGCGGCTTAACTATGTGAAGGGGTCGTAAGACCCCTTCTCCTAAGGAAACAACACCATGTCCCTCTCTATCCAAATCTCCCGTGCGCTGAAGCGCGTCGAAGCCTCCACACAGATCGCTGCCGCTCGCCAGCGCGTTCGTGCGAGCGAAGATGAGATCAAGAAGCTTGATCTTAACGATGAAGTATCTGTGGAAGATGCGTTAACTCATCTGCGCAACGCTCTCAAAGTGTTGAATATCCCTACTTCGAGTGAAGAGACTGACAGTCACATGTCACGGGTGATGATCAACGGAGACTTCGACGAGCTCGAAGGGCTGAAAGACTACTTCGAAGGCAAAGTAAGCAGTCGACCCGCTCTGCTTAATTCTCAATCGGCTAACTACATGATATCTGGAGACAACCTCGGTGTTACTGTCTCCTTCGACGTCGGTGTAGTACTCCTTGAGCTTGTCTGACCGTCAGGCCCAAAGACCCTGAGCCGAGCCTGATCCCTCGGCTCTCCAGACCTCTAGCCAAAGATGGCCTAGCCCTTTTCGGCTAGATGTTTTACTTGAACTCCTTCAACAAGGAAAGAAATCATGGCTCGTACCCACCTTAAAGAAGTCCTGTCCACACTTGATCCACTCCAAACGTGGAACTGGGATATTATTCTCCCGTACATCCCGGGAGTATCGGATACTCGTCAGATCACCTACAAGTGTACTTCCACGCAGATCCCTGGTTCTCAGACCGAGCAGGTTCCTCTGGAAGCCCACGGCGTCAAGCTGAACTTCGCCGGTCGTCGAGTCTGGTCTGGTCGTTGGGAAGCTACCTTCTTCGAATCTCGTGACTCCGGCACTCGAGACGTCTTCTTCCGCTGGATGGAGTTCATGCGGTCGTGGGAACAGAACTCTGGTTCCTACAAATCTGAATACGCGGTGACTGCCGCCCTCCAGTTGTACGACGATCGTCCTACCGTCGTCCGTGAGATCAAACTCTACGGGTTGTTCCCCATGGATTTGCAAGACGTTCAGTTGGAACAGACCAGTGAAGTTCTCAAATACAACGTTTCGTTCAGCTACGACTGGACCTCGGGCTAATCGTGGAACACGTCCCTGAATGGGAAAAACCATGCTGGATCGTCGCGCTCACCCGAACCCTCGGTGTATCCGAGTCTCGGGTTAAGAGCGCGGCTAGATCAAATGGTTGGGACTCTAAAAGCAGCGGTCTTCCTCTCAGCACCGTGATCTCTGTGGCCTGGGACTTCCTGGGCTACCAGCCAGATCTATCGTTGACGAAGGCAGCTTCCTCGTATACCGCCAGACGGTTAAGTGCCTCACATATTGTGAATGGTAAAACGGGGATAGTATTTACTAAATCCCACGTGATGCCGTTGGTAGACGGGCATCTATCCAATTTCAATGGTCACGGCGACGAGATGGTTGTCGTGGTAGCAATATTCCAACCAAAGAGTAGAGTCATGAAAGACTTGCAAGAACAAATCAAAGCGGCCTCGCTCCGCGTCCAGGCGTCAAGCCAGCCAGTCGTTGCCTCCGACGAAGACTTCGAGTCTCGTATGGACACTCTTCTGGAGAACCTCGAAACAGGTCTCTTCGCTACCGAACTCATCCGCAAGAAAGGCAACTCGGTAGAGTTGTTTGCCCACAACGGGTTCAGTGATGGTGCCCGGAGTTCTTTCAAGGAACTCTTAGACGACCTCGGTCAGCTCCACAAAGCACTGACCTCTGAGGGTTTCGGAGACGCTGAAGTTTCCTTGGTGACG